AAGTAAAAAAATAAAAATTATTAAAAAAATATAAACTACTGGAGACATATCTATTGTTTTCATAATACAAATATATAAGTACCTCCCCTAATCTATGTTAAGGGAACGTTAAATTTTCATATGGAAAAAAATTTTTTTGGGGAGAGTTATTGAGCGTGTGAGGGTATTTAGAATAGCACCCCACCTGGTCCCCAAAGTTCAAAGTCCTCCGGGTCTAATTATTAATCAAAATTTAACAAAGATGTCAAATTTAACAACAGGTAGTATCGTGTTCACCAAGGTGATCACTCACACAAACAAGAACGATGAACAAGTTCAAAGTTCTATTGCAACCGTCAAGCTAGTTGACGGTAATATCACTAAAGTATTCGCCTACGGCGAAGACATCAGTGGTAAAGATGTAATATTTTGTTCCAAAATAGTACATGGTCAACCCCTCTACGAGGGCTCTTCCCGCCTCTCTGAACCAGGTCAAGACCTGCTTTACGAGGGTACATCTAGCATAGCTAGATTGAAGACAGTGAATGAAACATTAACTGTTTGTAAAGACTTCTCCCTTTAGGGAGTTGTCTTTTCTTTTTATATATATATATATAACTATTACCTGTGAGTTGATTGAGTCTGTGTGTGTGTTTAATGGTAAGTATTCACTTATATTAAAACAAGTATTGTGATAAGTAAAAAAAGACATAGAATGTTGTGTTAACTAGTGCACAACCTTACCACTTAACACACTCTTTTGGCTCTTTCTATCACACTAGGTAAATCAGTTGATAGTAATATATAACACTTTGTTTAATTTTAAAAAAGAATATCATGTATAGAACTAATTATGACTGCAGGGTAATAGGTTACTTTGAAGTAAGAGGTTTTGATAAAATAAAAGAGAAAGACGATGGCTCATCTTGGGGTCTTTTTCATAATAAAAGTTTAGCTGATATAATGTTGGCTGAACTAAGTAGAAGGTTTACTGGTATATCTAAATCATTTTACATAAAAGAAATTTGTTAAACAGTAACACAATTGAGTACCTAACGTGGTTTAGGTCTAAAACAAACCTCAATGGTGAAACTATTCTAATCAGACGGAATTAAAATACAGTTAGTATACTAACTATGAACTGATCAGAGTTATTGAGTTAACTTGTGTTGTGAGGCACTTAAAAACTCTTCCTAAAAAACTACTCTCTTTAAATGTAGAGGTAACTCCCTTAAATGGGTGATACTGGACGTGGGTTTGATCCCCATTAAACTGTAGTTTTATGAAACCAGAAACAGTGCTATTGATAAATGTTCTATTATTATGCTTTATGCTAACATAGACGGTAGCACTGTTTTTATTTAACAATAACATAACAAAGTTAACTGAATAGAAACGTAATCTCATTCAGACAGGTGGGTTTGATCACTCACTTGTTCTTTGTATACTTAATATTAATTAAAACAATTATAAAGATATGAAAAAAGAAACTAGAGGTGATAAGTTAATATGGATAAGTGAAACAGAAACTGATACAACTTATACATATACAAGATAAAAACCTAAACATTAACTAAACAAATAAAGAGTAGAAATCATGAATAAAATAGAAGAAGAACAAATGGTACAAGTAGATATGTTTATAAAGAATAACATAGATATTATGGAATCAGTTAGAATGAAAGTAATAAGATTATCTAATCAATTGCTAGTAGGTAATTTCAGTTCACCACATGCATTTACATTTGATGATGGAAGTGTATTAGATGCTGTTAGTGACTATGATAGCATGAGATTAAAGGTAAACTTTAATGAAACTGTTGTTAATGATTCAATAATTAGACATCATGAAAACAGTCAATATATCTCAACAATTACACTAGACTTTACATTAAGTGAAGAGGTAAAATGGGAGATGGAAATGTGGCATACAATGCATAAACATAATGATGTTGATATAGTTTTATGTCCATTACCAATGATACAGGCTTTAAGAGCTGAAGGATATACTGAAGAATGGTTGATAAATAGTCCTTTTAGAGCTGTAAGAATGAAAGATAGAATTTTAAAGACAGTTTCATGTAATACATTTACAATATGAAATTGTTCTTAGATGATACACTCAGTCCACAAGATGTGGATTGGGTGCAATGTAATTCATATGCATTGCCAGGATGGTATATAGTACGTGAAGGTCATAAATTTGTGAGTTTAGTTAATGAACTAACTAGTGAAAATATGCCTCATGTAGTATCTATTGGTAAGCTAGATGGAATGCAAGCAACAATTGCATCAGAGATTTTAATAGCACATTGTATGAGATTTGATATAAATCCACCAATTATGTTTGCACATGTATTAAATGAGCATCAATATAATAATGTAGTACAATGTTGGGAAAACTATTTAAGATTATACTTTAATAAACCAAAAATAAAAGAAAATGAATAAAGGTTTAGAACAAGATGTTAAAAGAGTGGCTGTAGCACTCGAGAAGCTAGTTAAATTACTAACTAAGCTTATAAAAGAAAATGCATAACAATACACAGACTCTGGAAAGGTAAGCTATAGACTACTGATCCCTATATTTGAAAGGATAAACTTTGATTTAAGCCTTTACTATTGACAGAGAGTCTCTTACTTCATCATAATACAAGCCTTGACGTGGCGATGAAGCTTTAAACTAATTGTATTAAACAGGGGCTTAACCCGATAAGTATAGTAATATACCTAAAGACATGTTGTGGAATATATGTTGCCAATTACGGTCAATTTAAGCAAGCAGGATACTACACGGCACCAATGGACGAATGTCTGAGGGTATGTGTATCTCTTCTTTTAGTTGGAGAGATGAGCTAGTGATAGCAATAGGAAATAACTGTAGATTTAGTTCTGAGTTAACTGTCAAGTTAATAAAGAGTATAAGTCAGTATGATGGGCAATCTTAGGGAATAAGATATAACCTGAAATACCATAACGATGAAAAGTTATACGCGAGTAGTATAGTATTTTGTCTCTCAAAAGGAGGCGAAGCTATAGAATAACCGCTACTTGTACCAATATAATAACAAACTAAAAAAGAACAAGCGTTGTTCCGTTAAACATTGAAAGATGACTAAATCTGGACACATTTATGTGAATTCAGGTACATTGAGGCCTCAAGCTGATATGTATTGCAAACCAAAGCCAAGAATGGGTCGATCAACCTATCTCTTCGTGTGAGTAATTTGTGAGTAGATGTTAACGTTAAGAGTGATTAGCTATACTAATCGTCATTGCACAATACTATGGGAGACTGTAGTGGATACGTTGTTAACTAATAAGACAACAAAAGATGTGTGTATAATGGTGTAATCTCAGCCCATTAATTTTTATAAATAATAATAAATAGAAATGAAATTAAGACTAAGTACATTTAAAATGGAACAAAAACAAGTTCAATGGTCTGCTGCACATGAAGAAGATAACAGCAGAAGAAAAGCTTGTTTAAAAAATAATAATAATGATGACAGAAAAAACAGCAAAGAGAATAGCAAGAGCATTAGAACAATTAGCAGGAATTGATACTAACATTAGTACAACAAGATTAGTTAAATCTCTTGCAAAGACACATGATAAACTACAAATAGTAAAAATAGTTAAAGATGTAGAAAAATGTGGTATTAAAGAAGCAAAAAATATAACAGACGGAATATTAATCAAATCAATTAAATAAAATGGCAACAAAAACAAAAACAACAGGCAACAAAAGAAAGACAATCAAAGAGTTACAATATCATATTGATTGTCATGAGAAGACAATGAAACATCAACAGATTGTAATAGCAGGTTTAGTGTTATTATCTATTATTCTGTTCTTTGGCAGTTACTTTTACTAATGAGTACGCCAAAACCAGAGAGAGTATTCCTTGATCTAAAAGAGAAGGAAGCTAAATCTAGTGGCATATTTGTAAGAAATGATTTAAAACGAATCATTGAAGAAGTAGAGTCAACTGGAGAACAAAAAGTAATAGGTATTGTGTATGATGGAACATATACAATAGAAATAATAACTAAAGATTTATAATTATGAAAAAGCAAAACATGTGCAGTGTAACACTGTTTAACAAAGTCGATATTATGCTAAGCATTGTATTCGATAGTAGCCAATTAGACGCTTGTTTAGTTGGATTTAAAGTAAGAGAAGGTGTATATCTAGGAGTATTTGGACTTGCAATTGAAATTACTTGGAAACTTGTAAAACATTCTAAGTCATGATGTTGACTATGAAAGGACACAAGATAAATATAAAGAATGCAGATGTTGCGACACTTGAAAGAGTGAAGCAATGTCTAGCATATTTATGTTTAAAGAATACAGATATTCGAATTAAAATGATTAAATTTGTTATCCAATTATTGGATAGAAAAATAGAAACTTTATATGAAAAAAAGAAAGCTAAACTCCAAGAATCCGAAGTATAACCGACTAGATCCGGAGAAAGATTTAAAACCAGTAAGAACTATTGAAAGTAAATGTGTAGTTAGAACATCAAGTAATAATATTGTTCCTAATACATTTGCTAAAGTGACTGCTGTATGGTATGAATAAAAGGTTGTTGATACTCCTTCGAAATCAACATTAACGCTATAAAACAATAAATAAAATGGCAAATCAATTAAACAGTGGAACATTAGACACTCTAAAACCTAATGACACATTATTATTACAAGCTAGAAAAGTAGCTAATGGTAAAATTCAATTAGAAGTAGCTGAATCAATTCAAGTAAGCGATAGACCTATGAATGTATTAGGTATGTTAAATAAATCTGATGACAGATTTAAATCAAATGCTAGAAGAACTTGGATAACAGCTGAACCAACAGATGCATCAGAATTATTTAATGTAAGTTTTGGTATGGACGCTGGATGGTATATGGGAGAATCTAAAGCAGGAACTCAAGTAGAGTTATTAGATTTAAATATACTAAATCCTGTAATCAATGACATGAGATGTAGAATCTTAATTACTGAGACAATTGAACCAACTGATTGGCAAGCAGAAAATGTAGAAAGAGCAGCTAAAAGAAAAGGTGCAGAAGGAGAATTTATTACTCACGATAGTAATTATATATTCTCTAATACTACATTAGTATTAACAAATGAAGATACTAAGAGTATGCATACATTCTTGAAGCCTGATAGTGTAGCTATGCAAACAGGAGACAATACTACCGCTTCTGTAGCATCAGTTTTAAACACTGCTACAACTGCTGAAATAGACTTGTAATAATTAAAGGGAGGTTTTGAACTACCTCCCTTTTTAAAACTTTAATTATGATGTACTTTATAGGACCTGACGCAATACTTCCGTCATGTGAGCACACTACTATTGATAAAGTAGTAGAATATTGCTCATCTAAAGAAGTATTAGGTGTTGATACAGAAACTGAAGGACTTGACTTTACTTGTAAGAAAATGATTATGTTTCAAATAGGTGATGAAAATAATCAATTTGTAATCGATACAAGACATATTAGTATAGAACCATTAAGAGAAGTTTTAGAAAGTACTAATATCATCAAAATATTTCATAATGCTAAATTTGACTATAAATTTATTAAAAAATGGGCTAATATAACTTGTGAGAATATATACGACACTTTCCTTGTTGAACTTATAATAAGTTGTGGAAAGAGTTTAGGATATGGATTAAAAGATGTATGTAAACGCTATTTAAATGTAGATTTAGATAAAGGTGTTAGAAACAAGTTTATCAACCTTAGTGGAAGACCGTTTGACAATAATCAAATAGTTTATGGTGCTAAAGATGTTGAGTATTTATGTAAAATAAGAACTCATCAATTGCCTACTATAGATTTATATAAACTAAATAATGTTGTTGAACTAGAATGTGAAGCTGTTAAAGCTTTTGCAGACATGGAATACAACGGTTTAGATTTAGATACAGAGGCTTGGAAAGAAATTGAAGGTATAAATGATAGAAAAGCTAAAATGTTAGGTATTAATTTAGATGAAATGGTTACAGAAGACCATAGACTAACAAAATTTGTGTCTAAATATATACAAGCAGATATGTTTACACCTATTGAAGATTTAAGGAAAGTAAATGTTAAATGGACATCACCTAAACAAGTTCTTGAGCTGTTTCAAACTTTAATACCTGGTTTAGACAATGTTAATGGTAAAGCTATGTATAAATATAGATTTAAATTTCCATTAATTGATGAGTATATAGGATATAAAGAAGCAATGAAATTATGTACATCTTATGGCGATGCCTTCTTTAAGAACTTAGCAGGTGATAATAAGATTCATACTAATTTTCACCAAATACTAGATACTGGACGTGTAAGCAGTAGTAAACCTAACATGCAACAAATACCTGCAGATAATGTATACAGGAATTGTTTTACTGCTCCTAAAGGTTGGTCATTTGTAAGTGCTGATTATTCTTCTCAAGAATTAAATGTAATTGCCTTTGGATCTAAAGATCCTGTATGGTTGAAAGCATTAGAAGAAGGTCAAGATCTACATTCAACATGTGCAGAATTAGTATATGATGAACAATGGTATGATGCTGCTGATGAAGATTGTGCATACTATGTAAATAATGCTAAACAAAAGTGTAATTGTAAAGAACATAAAAAACTTAGAACAAATGTTAAAACAATTAATTTTGGCCTTGCTTACGGTATGGGCCCTAATAAGCTTTCTGATACCCTTAATATTAGTATCGATGATGCTAAGCTTCTTATTGAAAAATATTTTGAGGCTTTTCCATCTATTAAAGGATTCTTAGAGAAATTAGGTAACTTCGGTAAACATTATGGTTATATTAAAACATTTCCACCTTATAACAGAAGAAGATGGTTTACTAACTGGTATCCTAAGATGTGGAGTAACTCTTCAGCTAAAATGGAGCTAGGCACAATTGAGCGTGCTAGTAAAAACACACCTATACAAGGAGCTAGTGCTGATATGACTAAAAAAGCTTTAATATTAATGCGTAATTACATTAAAGAGTTTAATATGCCTGTTAAATTAGTTATGACTGTTCATGATCAAATAGATACCATATGTAAAGATGAGTATGTAGGTGCATGGATAATTAAAATGAAAGAACTAATGGAAGAGGCCGCTAATGAGATAGTAACCAACAAACTATTAAAAGCTGAGGTAACAGTCAGTGATTGTTGGGAGAAATAAGTATTACGAAGGGGCGGGCATAAAGGCGTTTTTGCCACAATAATTAATACACTTGCCCGCTCTGGAGTAAAATAATATAATAAACTATGATAATAACAATAGCAATACTAAGTATGCTTATCCTTATTAAATGTCTAGGATACATACTTAATGAGAGAGAACAAAGCAAAAGACATAAAAAATTTATAAAAAACTTTAAAGAATATGACAAAAAAAGAAGCTAAAATCAGAGAAATAATAACTAACCTTGAAGGTACAGTTAAAAAAATGGGCAATAGTACTTATGTTGAAAGTATGAGTACAGCGTTTCAATCAACAAGAGCTAAAAAATCTACACTTGTGTCCAAGATAAAAGAGTTAAAAGCTAAATTAAATGGATAGAGAATTAATTGATGCTTTTGTAGCAGAGTGTAAACAGGAGCAGGAATGGAAAGAGAGATATAAATCTAATTATATAGAATTAGACGATTACTTTAAATATAGTGGTGAAGTAGAACCAAACACACCAGAATATGAGCAGTATTTAAATCTAAAAAATTATGATCATCGCTCAATGTCTGGGACTAATGACCGTACAGCCACAAGAGATATATATTTATTACTATCTGCTGAAGAAAAAACTATAGTAGATATATTTTATAAGTATTCAAACGAGATTAATATGGAAAAAATGGCTAAAAAGTCAGGACGTTCTAAAGATTTCTTTAAAAAAATAATTACTAAACATTTAAAAATAATGAGAGATGACAAGAATAACACAGCTAGAGGCCTTCCACGCCTTAAAAAATTTAAGTGGGAAGCGTAAGATAGTTTATGATGAGATAAAAAGGTTTACAAAAGATCCAAGATATAGAGGATTAACAAATAGAGAGATAGCTGCCCGTTTAGGTTGGGAGATAAACCGTGTTACAGGTCGTGTTACAGAGCTATTTGACCGCGGTATAATATTAACCAATGAAACTAGACTGCATGCAGCAACAAACAGGAATCATACAGTATGGAAAACACCTTAAAAATGAAAACAAATGAAATTAAAGACAAAGAGCAGAGAAAAGCCCTTAATCAATGGGCACAAGCTGGTTATGTGGGTAGTATTATTGCTGGTACTGGATTTGGTAAAAGCCGATGTGGGGTGGTTTCTATTAATCATGTTCTCAATGTACTTGGGAAAGAAAGTGCTCTCATATTAGTTCCTACCGTACAGTTGCAAGACCAATTTAGAGATGAATTTTTTAAATGGGGGTATGACAATTGCTTGGATAGAGTAGATATTTTATGTTATCAGACTGCATATAAATTGAAGAAACAGCATTATGACATTGTAGTATGTGACGAGATACATTTAGGTTTAAGTAAAGAGTATGTAAAATTCTTTAAGAATAATACTTATGATAAACTTTTATGTATGACTGCCACAAAACCTGAAGATGCTGGTAAGAAGATAGAATTATTTAAATTAGCGCCAACAATATATACTATTACATTAGATGAATGTGTAGACATGGGCTTAGTTTCTCCGTATGAAATTTACTGTATTCCAGTAGAATTAACATTTGGAGAACAACTAGAATATGACTCAATTCAGCACGAATTTGTTAAACATAAGATGTGGCTAGGGCCTGAAGCTTTTGATATGGCTAAGTTTTTTATAGCAAATAAACAGTGTACTAGTGAGGAAAAATATCATGCTGCAGGCTTCTATAAAACTATACGTGAACGTAAAAGGATTGTAGATACAGCACATAATAAAGTTTCTAAATTTAAAGATATAGTTGATGCTAATTTAACGGAAAAAATTATTACTTTTGGAGGTCTAAATGAGTTTACCGATCAACTAGCTGAGAGCGTTTCGCCTTTAGCTGAAGTATATCACAGTAAAAGAACGTTAAAACAGCGTAAAAACGCTTTAAAACGCTTTAAAGAGGATGAAGTTAATATATTATGCTCTACTAAAGCTTTGAATCAAGGTTTTGACATACCTAATGCTAGTATAGGCATTATATGTGGATTAACATCAAAAGCGTTATCTATGGTACAAAGAATTGGTAGATTAATTAGATTCGAAGAAGGTAAAACTGGTAAGATATATATTATATATGTCAAAAACTCACAAGAAGAGAAATGGCTACATAAAGCTACAGAAAATTTAAGTGGTATCCAGTGGTTATAAAAAATTTATTAATAAAACACATTATATTATGGAAAAAATTTGTATATTTGCAACAGTTATAAAAACTATTTTTATATGAAGATAGAATTAGACTTTGCAATACTTGAGGAAACGGGTATGACAGCAGATGATTATGTTTATCTTTATATTATATATAGGAAAGGTTTTAATTACTTGACAACTCTTACCCTGAAACCAGATTTAACCTCTCTGCAACACAAAGGATACATTAAGATCGGTGATTCCGTGGAAAACCACACTATTAGACAGGAATTCATCGATCTTTTTGTCTCTAATTTTGACTCAATGTTTGCAGAATTAGTTAGTACTTACCCAATGAAGGTAAATTCAGGTAGAGGTATGAGAATATTGCACGCCGCAGATCCAGACGCCAAATCAAATGATAAGGCACGAGACAGGTATAAAAAAGTAGTAGGTGAAAAAGCCTATAAACATAAGCATATCATGAAATGTCTTGATAAACAGCTAAAAATAGATAGAGAAAGCCTCGGGTTCTTACAAAACTTAGAGGTATGGATTAATAACCATACTTGGGAAAAGTATGAAAACTTAGACGAACATGCAACACAAAACGACTCAACCAAACCAAGGATCACAAGAAGCCTTTAAAGATAAGGGATTTAAAAGTATCAATAAAGCAATTAGTGCATCCTTATATCAGGTACAAGATGGTATGCAAGGAAAGAGAAAGATATTTCCAACCAAATGGCCTAGATTAAACAAAAACTTATTAGGGGGATTACAACCTGGTAAAATGTATGTAATAGCAGGGCGTCCCGGCGTAGGGAAGTCAGCTTTTAGTAATCAATTAATATTTGATTTATTAGATAACAATAAAGACAAGAAACTTTTAGTATTATACTGGAGTTTCGAGATGCCAGGTTATCAACAGATAATGCGTGCGGGCGCTAAAGGAACTAATAAAGAAATAAGTGAACTATTATCAGTAGATCAGAAGTTAGAAAGAGATGCTTATGATAAGTTTAAAGAAGAGGTATTAAAGTATGCACATTATCCTATTTATTTTAATAATGTTCCTAGAGATATGGAATTTATTAAAGAAGCTAATGTAGAGTTTACAAACAAACGACCTGATGATACTATTATAAATGTATTTGATCACTCGAGGCTTATACTTAGCAGTAAAGAGCAAGAGTTACAAAAACTTAATGAAGTATCTAAAGGATGTATGTGGCTACAATCTAAAATAGGATGTGTAAACATATTATTATCTCAGCTCAATCGTAACATAGAACAAGAGCATCGTGCTAAAGCACAGTACCAACCATTACTAACAGATTTATTTGGTGGTGATAGTATTGGTCAGGATGCACATGTTGTTATGATGTTACAAAGACCTTATGATTTATACGGTATTACTGATTCTTATTGCGGTGAAGACCCTTTAGGATTATTAGCTATACATGTAGAAAAGAACAGGGACGGATTATTAGGCCTCATACCCTTTGAAGCTGAAATGTCTACATTTACAATAACAGAACGTCAAACTAAAAAATAAATAATGGAAATAATAGTGATAGCCACTGTTTTAGCAGTTGGTATAGCTGGAGGTATGTATATTGCCTCACAGATTGAAAAAAGAGTAGTTAAAAATATACAGAAAGGTGATACCGGTGACCGGGGACCTGAAGGGCCTGAAGGACAAAAAGGTGACCAAGGTGAACAAGGTCTTCAAGGAGAACAAGGCTCTATAGGAGAACAAGGAGAGCGTGGACTTACAGGAGAAACTGGAAGGCCTGGAGAAGATGCAACAGCGTCTAATACATCTATACAATCAATAAATAAAAGGATAGATAAAATTGATGACGCATTATATGAATTAAATAAACACATAGGCACTATACTAGATGCTAAACCTGTTAAAGCTAAGAAAAAGATAGATGAAAATCTTGAAGAGAATAGATTAGGCGGAGGTGTTAGAAATTGGAAAAGACTTGAATAAAATGGAAACTATGAAATTACCTACAGAAAAGGTTAAGGCGAGCCGTAAATCGCCAAAGAATATGATAATATACGGTCCACCAAAGATTGGTAAGACTACAGTATTATCTGAATTAGATAACTGTTTAATAATTGACCTAGAAAATGGTTCAGATATGCTAGACGCTTTAAAAGTTAAAGCAAATAGTTTAAAAGAACTAGCTGAAGTGGGGAAAGCTATTATGGCAGCTAATAAACCATATAAGTATATTGCTATTGACACTATATCTAAATTAGAGGAATGGTGTGAAGTAGAAGGTAAAAGAATTTATGTGAAAACTCCAATGGGTAAAAACTTTGATACAAAGAACCCTGGTATGTCAATACTATCATTGCCAAATGGCGCAGGCTATCTATATTTAAGGATGGCGTATAAGAAATGGATAGACAGATTGAACATGTTAGCAGACCACGTTATTTTAGTTGGACACTTAAAGGATAAGATGCTTGAAAAGAAAGGTAAAGAGGTTGCTGTTAAGGATCTTGATTTAACCGGTAAGATTAAGCAAATTACATGTGCTAACGCTGATGCAGTTGGTTATATATTTAGGGAAGGAGATGAAACTATGATTTCATTTAACTCTTTAGATGACACTGTAGCGGGCAGTAGATGTGATCACCTAAAAGGTAAGACCATGCCTTTAAAATGGTCAGAAATATTTATAGATTAATTAAACACAAAAAAATGATTGAAATGAGAAAAAATGTAACTCCAGGTGAAACACCTGAAAAAATTACTGTTTCTATGATCGACCAAGATCTTAAAGACGGTGTAAGCAAGTCAGACATGGCTGTTAAGTATGGTATTAAACCATGGGAAGTAGATGAAATGTTTAAACATCCTTTTCTTAAGGGTAGAAGACCTAGTAGAAAGAAAGCTTTATCTTTTACTTTTGTAGATGACTCCCCTTTAGCGGAAGATGTAACAGATGAGCCGATTATAGATCCTAATCAGGTCACTTTAGAGCAAGCTATAGACGAAGCTATTGAGTCAGTTGAAGAAATTAAAGATCAAATGCAAGAAACTCAAGATGCTATTATAGACATGCTGAGTCCTACAGAATTTGAAACTCCAGAAGAACCAGTAGCTAAGGTAAATGGGACATCTGATGAAGAAGAGGAATTTTCAATAGAGGATGTAGCCCTCACTGACTCAGACGAAGTAGATATTCCATCTTTTGAAGATACTTTAGATGTAGTGAAAGAGCAACAAGAAGAAGAACTAGAAATGGACGAGGATTCGTTCGAAATGTAATTAATAACCAATAAAAAATTTTAAAATGGCAATACAAAGTAATGCAAGTACAGAAGCAGTAGCAGGAGGAGGAGCTACGTTATATTCAGGATTAACTAATATGAAAGTATTAGGAGTAAATCCTTCTATGGCAGAATTACACTCAATGGGAATAAATGTTAAACAAGAGCCTAACTATACAGTTACATTCTCAAATCAAGATTACAATAAAATTGTATTTTGGGTAGGTAACTCTGATACTAAAGTTAAAGTAGAGATCTTAATGCAACCAAACACGAGAACTTCTCAAACAGGTAAAAAGCAATGGATTAATTCTTTTGGTGCTACAACATGGTCAGAAGACGCTCCGTCATATGACTGGTGGAAGTCTGATGGACAAAGACCAGCATTTGTAGGGGAAGAAACTTTAATTGAGTTTACTAAAGCTTGGGCAAACGTTGCTGCAGGAGATGAAGTATCTTATGATAACATTAATGCAATTGCATCAGGAGATGTTTCAGAAATCAAAGCTTTATGTGCAGCTTTAACTAGTAATGAAGTTAGATTATTAGTAGGAGTTAAAGATGATAAGTATCAAACTGTTTATACTAAATGTTTTGGTAGAATTAAGCCACAAAGAGATCAGTATTTTATTAAATCTTTAAATGATGATTATGGATCATTTAATGCAGATTTTAATGCTGATTTAGTTTGGGGCGTACATACTCCAACAGCATCTTTAGTTAAACCAGATGCTCCAGCAGAAGATGAGGATTGGACATCTCAACCTGCAATGGCTAATGGAGAATCAGACGATTTGCCATTCTAATGCCTATAGCTAGCAGAAGCAGCGAAGATTATTTACATACAGATGTCATACTTGGTAAAATTACTGAGTATGACATTTTTATGTATTATTGTCCAAACTTTAAAGAGTTAAATAAAAAGTTTTCGAGTGACCTTCGTGAAGACAGATCTCCAACAGTCTCTATAATTCCGTACAATGGTAAGTTATTATATAAGGACTTTGGGCACTCTGATCATGTTTTTGATTGTTTTAATTATGTTCGATATAAATATAACTGCACTTTTATAGGTGCTTTGCATATTATTGATTGTGATTTTAACTTAAAGCTAGCTTCTACAAAAGCCGCAGTTAACTTTACTATGGGTATAATGGGATTTAGACAAAGCAGTACTCCTAATTATATTAAACCAGAAGTTATAATTAAAAAGAAGCGAAGACCTTGGTCTAAGGAAGATGCGAACTTTTGGCGACAATACTTGGTAAGTAAAAAAACTTTACTTAGTTTTGCCGTGGAACCTATAAGTCATTTCTGGGTGAATAATAACAGATTTACGTGTAAATCAATTGGTTATGCATTTAGATTTAAGAATCGATATAAAATCTATTCTCCTTATGAGGAAAAAAATAAGTGGTTGAGTAATACAAAAAAAACAGATATACAAGGTTACAACCAACTCCCGTACAAAGGTGAGCGCCTTATAATTACCTCATCTCTCAAGGATGTCATGTGTCTATATGAACTTGGACATTCAGCTATCGCGTTACAAAGCGAAATGCAAGTACCTGAAGAGAAATTAATAAGTGAGTTAAAATCTAGATTTACTACAATAGATGTTTTATATGATAATGATTTTGATAAAGCAAATAATCCTGGCCAAACAATGGCTAAGAAAATTTGTGATTTATACGGTTTAAATAACATCTGCCTGCCAAATCAGACTGGTTGCAAAGACCCGTCGGATCTAGTCAAAGAGACCGGTAGCATGATAGAACTTAAAAACATATTAGATGAACAGAGAAGAGATTATTGAAAAATTTAGAACAAGAAAAGGATTTCTAAAGAAAGGAGCACAATGGTTAGCTGACAAATGGGAAGTAGACATAGCTGTTATCAAAGATTGTAAAAAATTGGTAACATCAGAAGAATGGGTACAAGAGAGGATGAATAATGACAATGGACATCAACTGAGCCAAAGTCAAGCATTTTCAAAACATTTATTAGATAACGGATTAACTATGGCGGATGTTAAGTCAGTTAAATTTTGGCAAAACATGATGGGTGAGCAAAGGTATAGTATAGTAACTCATAACCAATGGCACGAACAGCCACAAGTTAAAGATGAGCTATTAGACTATTTTAAATCTAAATCACATAAAGTTAAAAAGATTAAATATAAAAAGCTAAAGGATCCTATTCTTTATGAAATATCATTACCAGATATACATTATGGTAAGATAACAGAAGATGACCCAGGAGCTATAGAAGAGCATTACATTAGAGCTATTATGGACCTACATAAAAAAGCCGAAGGTTTAGAAATAGATAGATTTTTACTGCCGGTAGGTAATGATGGTCTTAACTCTGAAGGTTATTCTAGAGCTACTACTAAAGGAACACCTCAACAAGATCATATGATGTGGAGACAATCTTTTAGAGGTTATTGGCATTTAGTTATGAAAGCAATTGATTATTTAGCACAATTTGCTCCAGTAGATGTTGTAGTTGTGCAAGGAAATCATGACTTTGAACGTATGTTTTATGTGGGAGAAGTTTTAGATGCTATGTATCATAACAATAAAAATGTAACAGTAGATAATAGTCTAGATACTCGTAAGTATTATGAGTATGGGACTAATATGATTATGTTTACTCATGGAGATAAAGAAAAATCGCAAGAATTACCTTTATTAATTGCTACTGAACAACCAGAAATGTGGAGTAGATGTAAAGTTAGGGAAGTACATTGTGGACATAAGCACAAAGAAATGCTTAATGAATACATGGGAACTAAAGTTAGATTTATACCGTCTATATGTGGTAACGATGCTTGGCATAAAACTCAAGGATATGTTGGTACATTAAGATGTGGACAAGCGTTTATATGGAATAAGAATAGAGGTCTGGAAGGGTACCTTCAAACTAATATTATGAACTATGAAAAAGTATAACTATAAGAAAGGAAGATCAAAAGTTAAAAATGTTCAAAAACCTACATTTGATGGAATTGACTTTCAATCTAAATTGGAAATGCATTGCTATAAAAAGTTAAAAGAAGCAAAAATACCAATTGAGTATGAAGAAACTACATTTACAATATTTCCTGCTCTTGTTTACCCTCAAGCATGTTATGAAGGTACTACTAAAAAACTCTACAATAAAGGAAGTAAAATCAGACCTATAACATATACTCCTGATTTTGTAGATCCTAATGGTAAATTTATTATAGAAACAAAAGGGTATGCAAACGAGTCTTTTCCTTTACGCTGGAAACTTTTTAAAAAGCATCTTAAAGACACAGATCAACAGTATGTACTATTTATGCCTAGAAATAAAGGACAGGTAGATGAAGTTATAGAACTCATCAAACAATTATGATATAGGTTAGGGAGGTTAGTAATTATAACAATTAATAATTCAGCGGTTATACTTTGTAAACAATTACAATTCCTCCCTTTCCTTTTTTACTAATCAATTAAACAAAAATTATGAATTACGATGAATGGAAACTAAGTAACCCAATTGATGATGGTTACGGATATACTGTAGTAAGTGATTGCTGCGGAGCAAGAATGGACGAAGACCAAGGTCTTTGCTATGAATGCAAAGAACACTGTGAGCCTATGGAAGACTATGAGTATGAAGCTATAGCTAAAGAAGCTTACGAAGAAATGATGGCCGACGGAGAAAGAGACGAAAGATGATAGATAAGGTCACCAGAAAGTCTATGCTTATTAGGCCTTCAGGTAGATCTACAGACTTTATTAGTCCAAGTTTTGGTTATGGTTGTTTATATAACTGTTCTTATTGCTACATGAAAAGACATAAAGATAATGGTCTTACAGTAGCAACTAACACAGGAGATATATTAACAGCTATAAATAACCATGCTTTCTTTACGCCTGTAGATAAACCTAATCAGACACACGCAGAGTACACAACATATGACATAAGCTGCAACGAAGACTTTGCTCTACATGCAAAACACCACCAGTGGGAAAAGATATTTGAATTCTTTAAAGATCATCCTATTGCCATGGGTAGTTTTGCAACTAAATATGTTAATCCTAGACTTATAAATTTTAACCCAGAAGGTAAAATCCGCATTAGATTTAGTTTGATGCCCCAACATAAGTCAACATTACATGAACCACACACATCTAAAATTATTGATAGAATAAAAGCTATTAACACTTTTATAGATGCGGGATATGACGTGCATATAAATTTTAGCCCTGTTATAGTATATGACGGGTGGTTAGAAGATTATGCAGATCTATTCCATATGGTAAATGATTATGTACAATATAAAGACCGAGTATTATCAGAAGTTATATTTCTTACACACAATTTTAAAAAACATACTGTTAATTTAGGAAGACATCCAGAGACAGAAGTAGATCTATGGGTCCTTAATAAACAAGAGATTAAAAAATCACAGTATGGTGGAGAGAATATAAGATATAAACTTAGCTTAAAAGGAGGATACATAAATCAATTTAAACAATTACATAAATCAATTATACCTTGGAACACTATAAGGTATATATTTTAAAACAATTAAACATGAGAACAATACAAGATCAACTCTCTAGAATATCAAAAACATTGATATTTTCAGAGCCTTTCTACGGTATCTTTCTTATTGGACTACAAAAAGAGTTCACTAAGAGTTGTCCCACCGCAGGTGTAGGAAAACACGGTATAGGAATGAGGTTAGTAATCAACCCAGACTTCTTTGGAGGTCTAAGTGAGCTACATCAACATGGTTTGCTAAAACATGAGCTATTACATATAGCTTTTGGGCATATTATACTAGCAGA